CTGAGCTTTGATATTGGTATTTTGTGTAGTAAAGAAAATGCATTTGGACTGATTAATATATTTGTTAGAAATGGTATTGATTTAGTACATATTGAAGATACAATTTCACTAGAAACTGAGCATTGCTCTTTATTTGGCGGATATAGGGTCATTAGTATAAGTAATAATAAACTAAGTTTATATTCCAGTGACGTTCTTGAAGAGTGTGAATGGAATGAATTGTTAATTGAGGATAGTAGAAGAACTCGATTAATTATTAGTTATTGTGAATATGGAGAAGATATTATTGCGTATAAATTTGCAAATGCAAATGGTAAATGTGATTGTGAACATGATGGGCCAAATAAAGTAGAAGTAAATTCAGAGCCAGAGCCAGAGCCAGATAACAATGAAAATTTATATTGCATTGCAAATATTAATATTAATGGTGATAGGAAAACTTTTAAATTTAAAAATTATGATGATATGAAAGAATTTTGTAATTTATGTGAACAGGTACTTGGGATAGGTTGACATACTATCCCAAGTATATCAGCTATAATTGTTTGTATGGAGAATAAATAAAATGGGCTTATTCTTTAATAAAGAAAAAATATTCTCTATTATTATCCCAGTATATAATGGAGAATATACAATAGAAAGAGCGTTGGCTTCTTTAATAAGTAACAAAAAATTTATTAAAGAAGTAGTTGTTATAAATGATTGTAGTACAGATGGTACACAACGCTTGATAAATAAATTCATTAAAAATAATTATTTTAATATTAAAGTTATTAGAAATACAGAAAAACTTGGTGTTGGATATTCAAGGAGAATTGGAATACAAAAATCTAAAGGTGAATGGATAACTTTTCTTGATGCAGATGATTGTCTTACTGCCAATAGTTTGAGATATGTTTATGAGCATATTATTAATAATGAAGATTTAGATATTGTCCATACGCAAACAATATATTATGAATCTGGAACATTTAATCCAAACAACATAGAGTATTCTGATTATTCTTGTGGTGGAAATTTTTATAGAAGAAAATATTTAATTGATAATAATTTATTTCCAAATAGTACTTTAAAAATGGCAGAAGATCAGTATTTCAATGAAATCATTATGTTATTTATGGATTATATTGACTTAAATAATAGTGAAGAAAGAATTGGTCATTATGATTATCCAGTTTATGAAGTTCACCATGATATATATGATTTGTCTTCATTTGCACTAGAAAATTGGGATGAATATTGTTGCAAATACCATTTGTTATACAAGCAGTATGTTGTTGATTATTGTGTTGATAATGGAATCGATCTAGATATAATACGTGATGATTATGTTAATAATTTTATATTTTGCTATTATCTTGCAAATGCATTAGTTGATGATTTAGATTTCAATTTAAATATTGAAGATTTTAATAAGCATTTTTCTGATGCGTTGGTTTATTTTGAAAGTGTATTTAATATTAGCAGAGACTATTTCATCAATTATTTTATTGATAATAAAAAAGAAATTGAAGATATTATTAAACTAGAGGCAGAAGCAACAGTTGGCTATTCAGTTGATTTGAAAATAAATTTTGAAGATTTTGTAAATGGTTTATGACTATATTAATATAGTCATAAACCATTATGGCGGGGTAGAGCAGTCTGGTAGCTCGTCAGCTTCATAAGCTGAAGGTCGCAGGTTCAAATCCTGCCCCACGCAATTTTGGCAACATAGTCCAGTTGGTAGAACGCATGACTGTTAATCATGATGTCGAAGGTTCGAGTCCTCCTGTTGCCGTAAGTATTAAGGTAGAGATTTGTCTCTGCCTTTTATTTTTTTGATTTTAATCAGTACTTTTATTTTGCCAAATGCTCAATCAGCAAATGATTATTATTTTTTGTGGTTAAAAATAATTGTACTGTTTTTTGCTTTTATAGCTCAATTGGTAGAGCGGCAGCTTTGTAAGCTGTAGGTTCTCAGTTCAAATCTGAGTGAAAGCTTTTAATTAATATGGAGTAAAAGGAGTGTGAAATATGCCAAGAGTTGCAAAAAATGTAGAGAAAACTACTGCTCCTGCTAAGCTTACTGCAAAGGAAGCCAGGGAAAAAGTTGTTGAACTCAATGGCACTATTGATAAGCTTAAAGAAAAAATTGAACAGTTTAAAGGATATGGCTGGTGTTTTATGTGTGATTCACATAAAGATAAAAGTAAATTCTATATATCTACCGATCCATTAAATAGATCTGGCATAGCACCTATTTGTAAGGAATGTGCTAGAAAATTAGCTTTGCGTGTAGATAAGAATGGGCATGAACACGAGCCAACTAAAGAATCTGTTCAGCTTGCATTAAAATATCTAAATAAACCATTTTTAAATGTTGTGTGGGATGCGAGTGTGCAGGAGTCAGAAAGACTTGTTGCTGGTAAAATCAAACATAATGTTTGGACAAGTTATATTAAAAATATAGCTATGGTCAATTATGTTGGCATGACTTACTTTGATTCAGACTTTTATAAAGAAAAGGTTATATATGATGATGAGATGACAGTAGAAAACACAATTAGTGATAAAGATGTTATTGAGTCATATGAACAAAATAAAAAAGATACTATTAGGCTGCTAGGGTATGATCCTTTTGAGAAGGAACAACTATCTGATCAGCCTTTTTTATATTCCAACTTAATTGGTTATTTAGATTCTTCTGAGGATGCCAATGATGATAGAATGAGAACTTCTTCTATTATAGAGATTGTAAAAGGTTTTAACCATGCAGAAAAGATTAACAATGTAATTGCTTCAATGCTTAAAGATGTAAAAGATATTGAAAAGAATGTTGCTACTATAAGGAGTCTTGAAGATACAAAGAATAAAATAATGAATTCTGTGCTTGGTCTTGCAAAGGATAACGGAATCAGTTTAAAACATTCTGTTAACGCATCTAAAGGAGAAAATACATGGACTGGTAAAGTTCGTAAAATGAAAGACTTAAATCTTTTAGAAGCAGAAACAAATTTATATGATGTTGAGTATTCTGCTGGTTTAAGTCAGGTTGCTGAAATTAGTAATGCAGCAATTATTAAACAAATTAAACTTGATGAAAATGATTACAATGATATGCTTATTCAACAAAGATTACTTATTGATAAGTATAAAAAGATTGCTGATGAGAATGAAGAAAAAGCTAGGGTTCTTCTTAGAGAAAATTATGATTTAAAAGATCTTATCAAAACATTAGATAAGGACGGTGGGTCATAATGGTTAAAACAGAATCTGGGATTATTCTTCCAAATGATTATCAAATATATGTTAAACCAACTGAATTAGAAATATCACAAAGAAAGTTGGATAATTATAAAAAGCTTGCAAAAATTCGACAATGGGGAATTAGATATCCAACTAGATTTTTATCTGAGTTTGTTGGAGTAGATCTATTAGATCCACAAGAATACGCATTTATGATGAGTTGGACAAGGCCATTTGTTTTATGGTTGGAGTCTAGATCTGCAGGTAAAGCATTATTTGTTAATACAAAAATCCCAACTCCAGATGGATATAAAATGATGGTAGATTTGAAAGTTGGAGATTATGTTTATTCTTTAAATAATGAGCCAACAAAAGTTATTTATACATCTCCAATTTTTTTAGGCAATGATTGTTATGAAATTGAATTTGAAGATGGAGAAAGAATTAAATGTGATGCGGATCATCTTTGGTGTGTTAAAAAAAATAAACTGGATTTTAATGTAATTAATACAAAAGATTTATTTAATACTTTTAATAATTATATTTATTCTATTCCTGATGTTGATGGAATCAAAGAGAAAAGAATGCTAAGTATTAAAAGGATTCCTACAATACCAACAAAATGTATACAAGTTGATAATAAAAGCCAGCTATATCTTTGTGGTGAAAATAAAACTGTAACGCACAACACTACAATGCTTGCATTGTTTGCAATGCTTCGTGGCTTGTTGTTTAACAATTATAGAATTTATATTTGTTCTGGTACTGCAGATCAGAGCCAAGAAACATTTAGAAAAATTGAAGATATTGCTTTGAAAAATATTGAGTCAATGACAGGACTGACAGATGTATTCAGAAATGAAGTTGAGATTTCACAGGCAAATTCAAACGGGTTCGTTCACAACCCCATGGGTTTTACTTATAAACTTTATAATGGTAGTTTTGTTAAAACTCTTAATAGTAATATTAATGCAAAACGTGGAAAGCGTTGTGAAGCTGTGTATTTTGACGAAGGTGGTTGGTTATCTGAAGAAGAGTTTAATGTAATTGGTGCATTTACTGCACAGGATGCGAACTTTAAACTCGGTGGAGATGTTGATGTCTCTACTCTTCCAAAAGAATTTCCACATCAATTACTTTATGCAAGTTCAGCTTCGTCAGTTGATACATCTTTCTATAATAAGTATAGAGATTTTAGTAAAAAGATGATACTTGGTGATCCAAGGTATTTTGTTGCAGATGTAAATTGTGATATTGTAATAAATACAACATTTCGAGGGAAAACATATCCTGCTTCATTATTGAATAAGGAAACGATAGATACTGAAATGAGAAACAATCCAGAGAAAGCATTGCGTGAGTATTACAATCAGTTTACTCAAGATGGTGGTGTTGGTCAAATTATTAAGAGAGCATTAATTGTAAGAAACTCATATAATAGACCACCAGTATTATGCAATCCAGATAATGAAGAACATATGTATGTTTTGGCATATGATCCAGCTAGGAATACAGATAATTCTGTACTTGGAATTGGAGAATTGAAATATAATGATGAAGATGGATATACCATGGATATTATTAATTTAATATCATTTTCAGATTTAGGGCTCAGAAAGAAAACGCCTATGATGACACAAAATCAGATAAAAGAGATCAGAAATATCTTGCTTGATTATAATGGAGATTATGATGATTATCATAATATTGAAATTTTAATGGCAGATGCTGGTTCTGGTGGAGGAGGAAACTCGTGGGTTCGTGATAGTTTAATTGAAGATTGGAAAGATAAAGAGGGTAAAATACATTTTGGTTTAATTGACAAAGAGTATACTAATGGTGAAGAATATGCCAAAAGATATCCTAACGCAATTAATAAATTAAAACTCATTGAACCTTCTAAATATAAATCTGAAATGTTTGAGGCTTTAATTAAAATGATTGAAGCTAATAAAATTACATTTACTGAAAAATATGATAATAAGGGTTATTTAAATGTTTTAGAAGTAAACGAAAAATTAATGAAAGAAAGCGAACAGAAAATTCGTGCAGATTTAGATAAACTTGATCTTGATATAAATGAATATGAAGAAATGTTAGAAGAAAAGTTGTCTGAAATAGAATCTGCAAAAACAACTGTTTATAAATTGTCATTAGATGAAGAAGTTGCTTTAGTTCAAATTGATGCAATGAAAGAAGAGATTGTTAATATATGTAGGACTAAAAGAGAAGGCGGTAAAGATGTATTCAAATTACCTGCACATAAAGATGCAGATACTGGAGCATCAGAAGCTACTATGCACGATGATAGGGCCTATGTATTAGCAATGTTAGGTTGGTACTTATCTGAAAAAAGAGTTGAACATGTTAGAAATAAAAAGAAGGAAAAGAAAACTAAAGAAGAATATCTTCAAATGTTTAAGATTAAAGCACCAACTAGGAAAAGACGTTATTGATGAAAGGGGGATTTGATGGATAACAAAGTTGTATTATCTACAAAAAATGATTCCTCTGATTATGAGGTGTCAAGAAAAAGGGCACAAAAAATAGATTATAAAAAAATCCAAGAAATATTACAGAGGAATATTGATAAAATACCAAGTAGAACTTATACACAATATACTAGAGATCTACTTGAACAATATGCACAGTCCCCATTAAATAACTTAGATAATATTAGAGAAGTTTCAAGATTTTTGGAACGAGTATCTACATTATATAAGAATATATTATATTTATTTTCAACGATGCCAACGTATCATTACAATATTACACCATTATTTGACTATACAAAAGATTATGATGAACAAAAAACATTAAAAAATTATGAGAAGGTTTTAAAGATATTTCATAATTTTAAGCTGGCAAAAGAATGTCATACTATTATAGCTAATACTATGAGAGATGGCATGTATGTTGGTTTTATGTACAATTCTGATAAAGACGGATTATTCTTAATGCCACTTGATGTTAGATATTGTAGGATATACGGTAAAACGCCAGAAGGTGAGTGGATTGTATATTTCAATGCAGCATTTTTTGATGTAGGAAATAATAAAGATTTTGTATTAGGTATTAATGGTAATGGAATAGGTTTGTGGGATCAGTGCTTTATAGATGGTTATAAAAATTATAAAGAGTATGGTAGAGATTTACAGTGGTTTAGATTAACACCAGAAAGTACATTTTGTATGATAGCTGGAACTGATGATGAATTTGAAGTACCGCTGCCATATTACTTTCCATTATTTAAATCATTATTAAGATTACTTGATACAGAGGATCTTGTTGCAGATAAAGAAGAACTTCAAAATTATAAATTGATTTTTAATAGAATTCCAATGATTAATAATACAGATGAAGTAGATGATTATGCAATTTCACTTGAAATTGTAAATCAGTTTGATCAAATGGTAAGGTCTATATTGCCAGATTTAGTTGGTTGGATTACCACACCATTTGAAGATACTGGCACAATTGATTTTGAAAAAAGTACTTCTTCTACTGACACTGATGAATTAAATAAGGCAATGAATAATTTATTATCTAATGCTGGTATTAATAAACTTATTGTAAGCTCTGGTGATTCAAGCAACGCTAACGGTATTAGATATAGTATTGCAAACGATTTTGGAAAAATATCTGTATATCTTAGAAGGATTGAATCATGGTTTAATTATTGGATTAAACATAATTTAGCAGACGGGATTCATTTTCAAATATTTGATCAGTCTCAATACAACAGGACAGATTTTACACAAGAGAGAAAAGAGGCTGCATCATTAGGTGCGTCTAAAATGGATTACTTGTGTAGTCTTGGTGACGACCCATATGTTGCTTATAATAAATTAAAATTTGAAGCACTTGTTCTTAATCCATTAGAATATATGCCAGTATTAAGTAGTACTTATACACAAAGTGCTGATTCAGAAAACACTGGTGGTAGACCACAAATGGACGAAGATGAATTATCTGAAGAAGGTCAGGCAACAAGAGATTCTGGCAAGAATGAAGATAAGGGTAATTAGTAGGTGATTTCTATGGAAAATAAGGAATTGTTTATTATTACTGAAGATAAATCTATAGCAGATAAAATGATTAATTTTGGATTTAATTTAATACAAAATAATGTAAAGGGATTTTATACTTTTATAAATAATGCGGATAAAAAACAAATTGTTTTTAGTGAAGAAGAAAAGAAGAAAATTAAATATAGCAATCTATTATGTATGTAAACCTCTCTATTTTGAGAGGTTTCTTTTTATATAAAGAAATCATAAGAAGGGAGGTTAACATGGGAAACAATAAACTACTTACTTTAAATGATCTATATAATTTTTATAGTTTAAAAAAGAAATCTATGAACTTTGATTGTAAAAAATCTGGATATAATGTTGTGGTTCAAACTGAAGCAAAATTATTATACGAAGAAGATGATTTATCAGAGGGGCTTCTTTATACACGTGTTAAAGCATTTCATGATTTGACTAATAACAATTTGAGTCATATTAAGACTGATGTGTTTAAGGAAAAAGCAATGTCTATAAAAGATAGACCAGTTATGGCAGATATTATAGATACTGGAGAAGTCGATGAAAATGGTAATCCAATTATGGATTTTTCTGGTCATTCGATGTCTTATGATGAAGATAAAGACAAGTTTATTTATAAAGAGATCCCTGTTGGTCATTTTGTGAATCCAGAAGGTATTGAAATTGTATATGATGAAGAGTACGAAAGAAATTTTGCAATTTCAGATGCAGTAATATATGAAGAATATACTGAGGCATGTGAGATTTTAAGAAGACGAAAAGAAGTAGACTGTTCTGTTGAGCTGGTTATTAGATCTATGTCTTGGAACAATACAGATAAAGTTCTTGTATTAAATGATTTCTATGTACAAGGATGTACTTTACTTGGAGAAGGTGTGTTACCAGGTATGAGTGGAAGCAAAGTTCAATTAAAAGATTTCTCAGAAGAACGTAACTCACTCTTCTATTCTATAAATTCTGACATAAGTTCAAAATTAATAGATACACTAGATAATTTAAATAATACATTGTCTAGTTTAAATATAAATAATGAAAATAATAAATTATTTAAAGAAAGTGGAGAGGAGGTTGAACAAAACGTGAATAAAGAATTCGATGTTGAAAATGAAGTTAATGAAGTTGTTGAAACAGAAGAAAATAATGCCAATGAAGAAGTAGTTCTTGATAATGAGTCTGAAGAAACTGAAGATGTTGTTGATATCAATAATGAAACTGAAATTGAAGTTGAAGCTAAAGAAGATACTGATGATAAAACAGATGATGAAGACGATCAAGAAGACACTGATGATGTTGATGAACCAGATGATGTTGATTCTACTGATGCTGATGCTGATGATGTAGATGACGCTGATGATGATTTGGATCCAGATGATGATGAAGATGATGAAAAAGTAACTGAGAATAATTCTAAAAATTCAGATACAGAAACATATTCTATTACATTCGAGCTTAGCCATGATGACATCAGAAGAGGTCTTTATGAACTTCTTGAAAAATATGAAGATGATTGGTGCTGGATTGTTTGTGCATATGATGACAGATTCATTTATGAGAAGGACTGCAAATTCTATGGAAGAAAGTATACAAAGAATGGCGATGAAATTGAACTTGTTGGAGATGCATATAATATTCATGCAGAGTACTTAACTGATGCAGAGTATGAAATCCTGAATGAAATGCGTTCAAACTACTCTTCTATTTCTAATGAGTTAGCTCAGTATAAGAGAGTTGAAGAAATTAATGATAAGAAGTCTGTATTTGAAAGTGAAGACTATTCTGTCTATTTAAATACAGATGAATTTAAATCTTTAATGTCAGAAGATAATTTATTGTCTTTAACAAAAGATGAATTAATTGAGAAAGCAGATGCTATTATTGGTAAGTTTGCAAGAACTAAGAAGATTGAGTTTAGTCTGAAAGATAATAAAGAAACAGAAAATAAATTCAGTTTTGCATTTGCTGGCAAAAATACAAAATGTTCATTCTTGGATGGACTTTTAAATAAAAAATAATTGTTTATATATTTAGATTAAAAAATTAAAAAGGAGGAAGTCAAAATGATTTATACAAATCTTGAGGCAAGTAATGCTGGATTACATGGAATCTTTGAGTCCAGCCGTCTTGAATCCACAGACGTTGGTCGTATTCATGACGTATTAGTAAGAGATGAATCTGGAGACGATCCCGTTAATATTGATGTAGATAACGGTGTTCCAGTAAAAGTTGGAGAATTTACAGGTAACGGTTTACAGGAAAGATATGCAACAATCGCAGGCGTAAAAGACGCAATCGCTGTTATTGGTTCTGTTCCGCTTGTAAAAGATGCTTTTACAAAAGCTCAGGCTCAGCCATATAACTTCTATAATAAAGCTGGCTTTGATGCAAAAGCATATTCTGTAAAGGGTCTTTATGAGGATATCTTTGGGGTTGCAGATTATCAGTTTACCAATGTAACTGGAGAAGGCAAACCTGACATGAGTGTTATTAAGAAAGACGCTTATGTTGTAACTGATGGTAACGGTAAATGGACTGCCCAGGCAGCCGCTCCAAATGCTGCTAATTATGGATTTATTGGTAAAGTTCATAGTATTGCAGTTGGTAACTTTTCCACAGTAGTTCGCATCGTTTGTGTTAAGAACGAAGCAGTAGCATAAGTGAAAGGGGTGACATATAATGAGAGATATTACTTGTTTTTCCGCTAATGTATTAGCTAAATTTGATAATAGTTATGATAATATGCTTGCTTTCAATTCACTTATGATGGATGCAAGCCATGGAGTATATGAGAAATATTCCAAAGAAGAGACATCTGAAATTCTTAGAAATCAGTTTGATAAGATTTTAGGAATTAATTTTAAACAGGCTACACCTATGAAACGTAGACAGGCATGGAGAAATCATTCTAAAGAGTTAGCAACAATTATTGAAGATGTAATTCTTGATAGAATGAATTCTGGTTGGAATGCAGCCAATGCTAGATTTATGGAATATGTGAGGGAAATCAATCTTGCAGATGGTGACAAGAATGAATTTTATGTAGAAGATAATTCTTTACTTACTGTTTCTAAATTTGCAGGAAATCATCATGATGTTGTTAGACAGGCAGTTAGACCTGGTAAAGCATTTAGCATTGAGACATCTTGGTATGTTATTAAAGTATATACCGACTTTGAATTATTCCAGCTTGGTAAGATAGATTTTGCAGCACTTGTTGACAAAATGTATGAGTCCATTGAGAATCATAGATATTCTGCACTTTATACTGCATTTATGTCTTTAGATACTTCTCTTCCATCTGATATGATTCTTGCAACACAGG